CTTCTTGATTGTGACTGGTCAAGGTTGGTGGCATAGTGGCGGATGGTTTCACACGTATTGACACTTGAGACCGTAATCCTTCTCCAGGATGGTCTCCAGCGCGTCAGAAGCGAAGCTTTCCTCGAACTCGCCTCTACCGAACCCTTCGTTCAGGGTATCTATTTGGCTAGGAGTAAGTCTATATCTACGGTAGAGTGAGCTGTCTAATACTCTAAAAGTGTCCCCTTGATCTACAACTTTATGGTACAATTGATGGGATACTTTATCTATTTGCTTCTCTTCTGGTGTTAGTGTTTGTTGTGTGAGATTGTCCAAGAGTTGAAACTCGACTCGCGGGTACATACCTTTGAGGAGTGCTCCTTGAAACTTGCGTGCTCTTGACTCAAGGGATTCCTTCTTCGATCCTGGAAGGTCACCCTTGCAGGAGCCTGAAGATCTTAAAAGAACCCCGAGATTCAGCATAGCTCTCCAACGTCCAGTGGAATCGCGGACGGGGCTGTGCTTCAAGAACTGAATATCCTCGGGATAATTCGGATCGACGGTCTCGCAAGTAACAATGTATCCAGCTTTGGCTGCAGCTGAAATAACGTCTTGGTCTGAATTGAATCGTCCTTGATCGACGAAAGCAAGACAGATGAGTAGGTTGGCAAGATTGTTTATGAGCGTGGTGATGGTGCTCCCACTGTACAGCCTGGGTCGAGTTGGCTGCAAAGTGACTGACTGTCGTGGGTCGTTGACACTGGATATCTTGATCGGTAACATACATTGGTCGACCAGTTTAGCCATGCCATCTTTCATGATGTCAGGGGTGATCTCCTCGAGTGCTTTGAACAGGAAGGGGCCGTGGCTGGCGTCGCATTTCGAGATGTCCACATTATACATATGGACACCACCGTCATCGTCTCTGAACGAAAGGCAACTATCGTCAGAAAAGTAGACAAAATAATATCGTCCCGGTGGATTTCGAAGTTTCTCAAAAATGCGCTCCAGATCGGTAGGATTGGGTTTAGCACAAAATTCCATTTCGCCGTCTTTGTATACAAGTGGCTCTCTGGCAAGTCCGTCTTTCATAAGATGAGTTATCCAGAAGCCCTGTAAAGAAGCAGCTACTCCAAGGTCACCTATCATTCTCGGGTACTTGAGAATCTTGGCGACCTCGTCGGTCTTCATTTTGTACTTAACGTTACGTAACCAAAGTCGGTCAGCTACGTTAAGTCCCTTGTAATCCCCGATTCCTAGTTCTACCCATGCTTGCTGTCGCAACTTCCGCTTAGGGTGCGGATCGTCGTGATGGTCCTCAGCAGCTTGCACTAGAGTCGAAAAATCGTGCTCAGTCCCACTAATGTGATCTTTAATGAGTTTGAGGAATGGATGTGAGTGTGAGATGAAGTGATTTTG